GGTGTGAGAGCGAACCGAGAGCGTTCCGACGAAGAGTTCACCCCTTCGTTCGGACCGCCGCGTGCCGTTACAAGGGCACTCTCGGTTGTGCGGAAACAGTTGGCAGCCATGGGGCTGGTCAACCTTCCGCGTGTGGAGGGAATTGCGCAAGACGCGGCCGCCGAACATGCGACCGGGCAGCAGGCATGGAACAACCTGCGCCGCGTGATTTCTCTCCTTGGCGTCGACCTTGACGCCTTGGGATCGTGCGACAGAGTGCGGTTGACTTTCGTCACCGTCTACTGCCTTTATCGCACAGTGGGTTTGGACGTGGGTTGGTTGAAGGCGCATCTCGTTGCCTTCGCCAACACATGTCTCGGACAGCCCGCCGCCAAAGAACCTGCGGCGTGGCGTGGTGAGGGGGAAAGGTGGGGTTCCTTCCTCTCGGGGGGTGGCTACGTGGCTCTGCAGAGAATCAAGCAGGGTCGTGTGGACACTCCGCCGGGATGGGACCTCCAGAGATGGCAGCGATTCTGCGGCTTCTCTATGCTCCAGTCAAAGGGCATCTTTCCCGAGGCAACTGACGGGTATGTTCAGCGAAGTGTGGAGGACACCTTCAAGCTGTTGACCCGACAGTCACCCTTTGGCCATCTCGGCCCAGGTTGTGACTGTGGTAGTGGTGTGCAATGTGTCCCTTGTTCCATGGACCCGCACACCTCTCACTTCTGGCGTGTGGAACTCCGCCGTGAGATCGTTCGTCAGGCCAAACAGCTTGGCGGCGACGCTTCCGGTACAGAGTTCACTGCGCCCATGCCTTCCCAGTCCGGGCATGTGGGTGCCGGTCGTGGCCACGGCGGTGCGTTGGGAGTGCTTACACAGGACATGCAAAACATGGTCTGTGATGAGCTCTCACGCCACCGGCCGTTGGCCCCGGTGCCCCGATGTGGCGTTCCCTGGGAGAATGGATGGTACTCCATCGATGGCTTTGAACAGCCCGACGCGACAGCCCCCAAAGAGGGCGATTCGGTCGGCAATCTTTCAGTCAACGAGTGGCTTTCCTTCCCCGTTCTTGGGCCGAAGTGTCTCCGGGCAGCCGAGTGTGCAGCACCTTCACTGTGTGCTCCTCCGCTGTACCGTTTCGAGCGCTGGGTCTTTGACGGTTCTCAAAACCGGTGTGAGTGGGCTTCCTACGACGCTCTGACGTGGGACCCATCTTGCAACGAGTGCAGGGTGTCGGCCTTTGAGCCGATGTACGAATTGCTGCTCCGATCGCGCGACCTCTCGCGCAAATCGTTGAGCGGGGCGCAGCGCGTGGAGCTCGCCGGCCTGAAGGAGCCTCTGAAGGCGCGTGTCATCTCGAAGGGTGACCCGCACCGTTACTATGTCCAAAAGATAGTCCAGAAAGCTCTCCATGGTGCAATCCGTAAAATGCCTCGGTTCCGCCTTACCGGCACTCCGCTCGACGCGGATGAGCTGGTTCGGTTGAACCCGTCCTCTTGGAGAGAGACACTCCTCGCAGGGAGAGAGTGGGACGAGCCGGTCGGGCTCCTCTCGGGGGACTACTCCGACGCCACCAACCGTATCAGATCCTGGGCCAGCCTCGCGGCGGGCCAGGGAATCCTGGACGGGTGGAAGCGGTCAGCACAGCGCCAAGGCGCGAACGTGGAAGACATAGAAGACTGGGAGGAGGATATCCTCGACGGTCTCTGTGGCAACTACGTTTCGCGGCCCGCTGATGATGGCCGCCCGCACAAGTTCGAAGGTGCGTGGCAGACGGAGGGTCAACTGATGGGGGCCCCGGTCAGTTTTCCGGTGTTGTGCATCGTCAATTCTGCGGTGATCACCTGCGCCTACAAGCGTTGGATGTTCAGCCGCGGAACGATCGCGTACACTGGCAGTGGTTTCCGCTGGGCCTTGGGCGCCCTGGCCGGGAAATCGGTGAGCTCCTCTCAGCTCCCGTTCCTGGTTAACGGAGACGACTGTCTCATGGTTTGCACTGAGGACTTTATGCAAACTTGGGAAGAACTGGCCGGGTGGGCCGGTCTGGAGAGTTTGG